GTCGTCCGGCTCTCACGCTGTAGCGATGCAAGGCGCCCCCCCCATCAGACCGCGCCCCTCCGCTCCAGCCACAGTCGTTGCCGATTAATATGCTATTTAGCAATACGTGTCTTCGGGCCTGTTATCCCTCTTGGTTCAGTTAATGCTTTCTCTATGGTCCACCCACCATTCAATCTTGATTGCAACGACGACGCTCTAATCTTCAATCTTCTCGCCCATTCGCTGACACACATCGTCTCTCCGCCATAAGTTAAAAGTTTACCCTTGCTTCTCATGGTCTTGGCTGACTTTTCTTGTCCCCTGCCGATATTGCAGGCTGCACACGATGCAACAAGATTTGAATCGTTGTTGTCTGTTATGTTATTATTCAAGTGATCAATGTGGAGGTTATACCACGATATGTCCTTACCACACCAGTGGCACTTAAACGGCCCTTCTCCGTGGATATTATAAAACACCATCCTATGCTCATAAACAGTACCCGATGAGTCTGACAACGGGTGTGATTTGTTTTTTATCTTAACATAACCAGCTTGGTTGAACGTTCTTAGTGGGTATTCTTTGTGCTTAGTGCACCCTCTCCTTCTTAACATTGCATAATGGGCTTCACACAGCCCTGCCTTAATTCTATTAGCATCTTTAAGACATCCTTCAACACTACATTTTTCATAGTAACCAGTTCCAAGTTTAACCTTTCTACTATTCAATTCTCTTGCTCTTAAACATTCATCTGAGCAATAGACTCTATCTTTTCCCCTTCCAACCTCGTAAGAAAACTCAACACCACAAAAAACACAAACCCTTGTTCTTATCATAGTATCATCCTCCTTTTGTTAGAATGATACTATTCTTTTGTCCTGGTGGCAAGTGATTATTATCTATATGTTGTTGTTTGTGCGTTTTTTGTTTTCCTCCAATGATTTTTTGTAATGACAATCTACGCACAGGCATTGTTTGTTCGCTGCCGTGTCTGCCCCACCTAGATGCAACGGGATGATATGGTCCACCTCTTCAGCGGCAACCACTAGTCCAGACTCAGCACACTTGACGCACAGATATCCATCTCTTTCGAGCACCTGTAATCGCTCTCGCTTTTCTGGCCGGCCTTGCTTCCGCTTCGTTATTGGCGATGCCGTTGCCGTGGCGTTGATCATTGCCACCTTTGACCGGAGTGGTGCGAGTTTCATTTGTTGCGCCCGCATGTATCAATCTTGATCGATATCATCCTCGCCCCTCCATTGCATTCCATCAGCTATTATCTCCCCATATTATCGCACTTTTAGCAATAAAATGCAATGGAATGGTGGAATATTGCGGAGATAAGAAAAAATCATCTTTGCACCAAAAAAGTGCATTTCTTCCATTGACTCATGCACCCTCAAGGTGTATAACATAATCAAGAGGAAGGAAAACGGCAATAAAGCCAACAACAGGAGGATGCCATGGCCAGATATCAGATCAGCAAAATTAATATCATCTCTGCAGACCGTAATCGCCGAAGCCTTGATGGAAAATACGCTGGACAGTTTTTGGTCGCAGTCAACCCGATTGATGCTGATGGAAATTTCAATTACGAACCGATCAAGGCCCGTGGGTACGTTTTCGGCGGAAAAAACATGAGCGTCATTGGCAAACTGTGGGTGAAACCGTTTGACTCGACTGATGATGCAGAGTCCGAATCTAAAATTCTTGTAGACGGAATCTAATCCACCAAGCAAAGCCCCTCTCAGGAGGGGCAAAGGGAGAATCAAAATGAAAAAAATAATCAACGGCCTACGGTACGATACCGATAAGGCCATAGAGATCGGCAGTTACCACACCCCAGGGCGCGGAACCAGCGACTTTTCATACTGGAAGGCCACGCTCTACAAGACCCCCCGATCTGGCCGCTTTTTCCTGGCCGGAGAAGGGCACGCCATGACTCAGTTCGGATCGACATATGGCGACAGCCGGGGTTGGGGGTCGAAACTCATCCCCATGACAGACGCAGAGGCTCTGGAATGGGCCGAACAACACCTCGACGCCGACGAGATCGAGGAACATTTCGGGTCGGAGGTCGAGGACGCATAACCCCGCCTCATCCGCCGTCACCCCCATGGCGGCGGATGTCTCATTCCAGGCATTTCAGTCAGACCACCCTCCATCCGGTAAACGAAAACCCCTTAGCTTTCGTGCAAAACTCAATTTTACCGGCCTTTCGCATCGCTTGTAGCCGAGCATCTATTATTCGATATTCTTCTCTCCCTGTCAGGTCTGCCAACCTGCTCGCCTCAACCCCGCAATGCCGATTGTATAACACGCTATCCCCGCGACCGATAGCCTTGATAATCATCTCATCCAGTTTATCATATTGGCTCATTTCAGCACCTCTTCCGCCTCATCGATGATCGCCGCTATCCGGCGTAGTTGGGACAGGGTCATATTGTTTCCGAAAAGATTTGAGCCATTAAACTTTTCACGAATTACACGGTGAAGCTGTCCATGCTCAACCTCGTCAAGATATTCCTGTTCTGTTTCATACAAGCAAGAGTCGGCGAAATACTCAGTTTTCTGTTCCCATGTGTCAAGATGGTATTCATCCCATCGCCACCCGTCTTCACCATCCTTCCCACATTTAAAGTATTTCCGCCCGACCTTCTTAACCTCAACCGGAACCAACTTCTGTTCGCGTCCTCTGGCTGCCTTGCCGATGTTCAGAAGGTATAGGGTTTCGCCTACCACTGGTTTCCGCTTCATTTCAACACCTCTTCCGCCTCGGCAATCATCTCTTTCACTATCCTCGTGTCCAGTGCATTGAGCTTGATTTTCAAATCTCCAAGCAAGTCCGCCATCCGCCCGCACAGGTCGGCCAGTTTTGCGTAGTCCTCGTATCGGCACCAGTCCCCGTTTTCACTGATCTTAGGATTTGATCTCCCTATTTCGATATAGTAACGCTCTACCATCACAGACTCGCCTCCTGCGAGAACCAATCGCTGATTTTATTCAAGAATCTCTGATCCATAGGGCTTTCCGCGTCCTGTCCTCGTATTGCCCGCCAAAGCGCCTCCGCCTCCATCCTTGTCATCAGTTTTATCGTTATCGGTTTGAACTCCGGTTTCTCTTGCGTGATCTTCATATCTCAACCCTCCCCATCAATCCCAAGAATAAGCCCTTCCAGTTTGCACGCCATCTCAACCCCCAAACCTAACCGCAATTTCCTGTTCACTCCAATCGCCCTCGTCGAGATCGTGAGGCCAATTATCGTTCTCTTCACCGATTATCCATTTAGCCTCAAATTCATCTAGCTCTTTCTTTGCCATCTGCACATATTCGGATACTGTCATTTCTCAACCCCCTAATTCGTCAAAATTTGCCACCGCCACGCGACGATTGCATGGCGGCGCGTACCTTTTTTACCGTCTTGGCATCAAACTCCGGTGTATATGCCTTTTTGGTTAATTTCCCCCGCCTTTTTCCACTCGAACGTCATCGACTCGGCAACCGGCGCTTCATTGCTCTGCATATCGGCATAAATCCCCAGATACCCGGCTGCATCTCGGATATTGTCCCGCTTGCGCTGGTGCATCTCCCTGGCGATTTTGAACAGTGTCATCATCATCGCCACATCTTCGCGGGAAAGACAGACATCCTCGTATTTTTTACCCAGATACACACTCCAGAAATCAGCGATCAGGAAAAAGCTATCTTCCGGTTTCCCGTACACGTCCTGCCGCTCTCCGTTGATTACGTCCGCCGCTTCTGCCAGAACTGATCCTCTCATATCGCTCATATCCCATCCCCCAGATTGATCAAACATCGGACCACCATGGCCCCGGTCTGTACCAACTCTTCCCGCAGGTGTTTGATTGTCCCGTCAGAATACGTGCAGTCCAGCGCCGCCTGCATCGACTCTCCAGCCTCTTCAACCATTACGGCAACAGCATGGATTTGGTCGGTTGGCCATGCCGGGTAGATATCTTCAGCCCTGGCCAGTTCGCACATGATGTGTCTAATTGCTTCGTCCTTTGTCATGATTTCCCCTTAAAATTAAAATAAATATTGCTTAGGCGGCGAGTCTTCAAAGTCGATGAACTGGCATGAAGGCTTATGGAAGTACAGTCCGATAACAGGCTCTTCACCTGTCTCCCGTTGCTTCACCACACTCAAGACCATATCCGTCTCGGTGTTCATCAGTCCTGATTCAATAGCCTTCTCCCGCGCCTTGTTTCTCCAGACGATCATCGAATTGTCCACCATGTCGGTAATCGCCCCGGTTCCCTTGATATCGAATTTGCCCGGAACCGTGCCTTCTCCCGGCCCCTTGCGAACATGGACAACGAGATGCACATGGACGTTATGTTTACCGGCAAACTCCATCAACGTGTCAACAAAACCTTTCTGCCCGTTGTAATCGTCCTCTGAAAATCCGCACTTTGCCAGCGAATCAACGATGAACTGAGTCACCCCGTACCGTCTCCGCGCATAATCGAATATCTCAAGGATCCGCGTTGCCTTGGTCGTGCCGTATGCCTCGAACATCCACACATGATCCCCCAAGAAACGCAGTATCTGCTGTGCCTCTGCATCGTTCGGATTGTCATGCCCGCATACCTGCTGATACATCTTTCTGCCCAGTTTGCGCGGCTTCATCTCCATGCTGGCAATACAGAACCGTTCACCCTGAGATACCCCGTCCACCGCAACATGGCTGAGTGCTATTGATTTTCCATGGCTGTTTATCCCGGCCCATACGGATATCTCTGCTGGCCTCAACCTGATTTTCGCGTACGTCTTCGGCCACGGGAGCTTCATTCCGATCAGCCCTGTATCACGGAACTCTCCCATGATCTCGCTATGGTACGCAGTCAGCAACTTCAGTTCTTCCGGGTCTCTCGTCTTTGCCGCAGCGATGAACTGCGTTAAAACCTCACCGTTCAGGTGGGCCTCGTTCGCGTCCTTGTGCTCACCCAGGTCAACCACATGGCACCGCTCGACCCCAAGCGCATCGATTATCGGCTTGATTGCCGACTGTCCCGGCGCGTCCATGTCCATCGAGATGTAAATCCGCTTGAACCGTTCCAACCGTTCAAAGTCGTGCTGAATCCATGCTTTCTGTTTCTCTCCATCGCCACCGCCTTGAGGGATTGATAGCGCGGGAAATCCCTGCTGATAGTAGGTCATGCAGTCAATTTCACCTTCTGTCACCACAACCTCTGTATCGTTGTCGCCGATGGACTGCCAGCCGAACAGGTGATACTCAGGATCAGGATTTGACCAGATTTTTTTCTTGCCGGATTTCTCTTCGGCGTCGAGGTCACGGTATTTCACAAGCTCAATCTCGCCGGCTGGAGACAGGAATGGGAAGACGATGGTGTTTCCCTGCTGTCCGATCCGATATGCGTCCAGCGTACTCTGCGTGATCCCCCGACCCTCAAACCATGACTTGACAGTATCCGCAGGTTTCTTGCACTTCGGCTTCTCGACCGGCCTTTTCTTGGGTTTCGGCGAGTAGAAGACAGGTGGGGTATCGTCTATCCCGGCAAACGCCTTTGCTTCCTTGATTGCCTCAACAAACGTGATGCCCTTGGATTTCTGCCACAGGTCGAGCAGGTCGCCGCCCTTTTCGTTGCTGGAAAAATCAGTCCATACTCCAGCCTTCGCCCCCTTGAGGCATACCCGGAGACTTTGCCCTGATTCGCCTCCTACCGATCCGGCGCACCAATTTCCACCCTCACGCTTGCCATTCGGGAGTAAGTGCTCAACTACGGAATCGACCATATCTGCAAGACGCCTGCTGAGTTCTCCCGGTGTCATAGTATTTTCCTTTGGATTCCGTCAGCGAATATCGGCCCTGATGCCCTGACTGCGCTTGTCCCGGCCTTGACCTTATCCTTCTTGTCCCATGCGATAATGGTTGCATAGTGGGACTTGTACTTTTCTCCCTTGCTGGCGATATAGGCTGATAGGCTTTCAATCTTTTCCGCCAACGTCCCATTGAACCGCCCTTTTAGTTTTTCCATCTCTTCGTCGGTCAAAAGGACGTTATTAAATTCACCAAATTTTTTCTTGGCAGTGTTCTTTACTAAAGGAGTAGGAGTAGGAGCAGGAGCAGGAGCAGGAGCAGGAGCAGGAGACGGGGCATTGCATTCCGTATGCTCTTCGCATGCTAACGGCATGCTTGCAGCATCATCTTCTTGATTTTGCTGTGGTGTTTTTTTACTCCACCTTGCTTGCGCTGCACTCTTTGCCCTCTCTATTCTCTCTTTCGAGTGGATTACATACCCCTGGTGATCTTCCCAATCGTGCAACTTGTATGTCCCACATTCCATTTTTTCGAGGAATCGGCAGTCAATCAATGCCTTGACGAATTCTTCCGGCTCGCCGTCCCACCCTGCCTCTAATGCTATATCATGCTCGTCCCATGCTGATAGCATGCCGCTAGGATTGCTCATAGCAGCACCGAGCCAAAGGTCAATGAGACACCCAACACCCTCATGTCCGATAATCTTGACAAGTTTCTTGCGCTTACGATGGCCCTTAAATGATACAGCGATCCGAATATCAGTGTTCATTTTTAAGGTGCTCCTTGATGCAAATGCAGCAATCAACAACCTCGCTCGATCCTTCATTGTACGATCCTGCATAGCACCGTTCTATCCATCGCAATACGAATGTCCAGATGATCTTTTTCATTAATTCACCCACGACAAAAAAAGGCTCAAAACCGGGCACAAGACCTCACGGAGCATTAGAAACTCCATCTTGTGTTGGCCCCCGGTTTTGAGCCTTCTATGATTGGTTTTTGTAAGCATTTTTTCTAATGAGAATTTGAGTTTTTGACTCGAATAACACCCGGTAGCCAGCCGGTTCGATAGCCTAATTATAACAGCCATCGAAAATATTTAACATGAAATCGGGCCTGAAAAGGTGAAAGGAAAGCGTTATTTTAGAACGGGACTGAATCGTCAGGAAGAGTCGGAGGATTAGGGATATCTTCGCTCTGCTTCCCCGCGCCGTCGAGCATCTTCATCTCCGCCGCAACGATTTCCGCACTTGTCCTATCGGCCCCATCCTTGTCTTTCCACTTCTTCTCTGTCAACTTTCCTTCGATGTATACCTTGCTACCCTTTGCCAGATATTCGCCACAGATTTCCGCTAATCTCCCCCACGCAACAACCCTATGCCATGTCGTGATATCTTGAACTTTACCGGATTTGTCCTTGAACCTCTCAGACGTTGCTACCGAGAAATTAGATACCGCTATACCGCTTTGGGTATATCGTGTTGTTACGTCACCACCCAGAAAACCAATGAGCATTATTTTATTAAGCATTATTTACTCTCCTTTATTCGATTTCCGTCAGGTTGTTCCGGCCCCCATGTGCGGGCCTTATTTACCGCCAGTTTTGCTGCTATAATAGCAGACAGAGATGTGTGCATTCTGGCCAGCATAGCGATTGATACGATACATACGTCAGCTATTTCGTTTGCCTTCTTTCCCTTGTCGTCTCCGAAATATATCTCTCCATTTAGCTCTGCAACCTCTTCTTGCAGCTTGTCATCTATCGCTTCATCTGTCGCGTTCGGAAACGTTTCCCGGTGCCACTCCAATACCTCTTTTTCTATGTCTTCGATGGTCATGCCACAGCCTCCGCGATTTCAATTTCACAGTCAAATAATGTCGGCATTTGCACCGCCTTGTCCGCTTGGTTCAGATACGATAATCCGTCTGCGAAATACTCTGGATTTAATTCGCAGCCTATGCCGTATCTCTTTTTCAACACAGCCCTGTAAGGTACTGTGAAGAGCCCCCCAAAAGGATCGTATACCACATCCCCCTCGTTGCTGTAACGGGTAATGATCCGATCAACAATGTCTATCTGTAGCGGGCAAATATGGTTATTCAATCCCCGCTGTTTCTGGTTTCCGTTGAGTGTTCGCATCCGGCAAACATCGTGCCACACGTCAGGATCGTTCGATGGAGGATCAAGAAGCATGAAGGTCGATGGTAACGCCCCTTTAATGTCCAACTCTTCGCCTATTTTTACGTGTGTCTCGTAGTCATAGATACCTTCAGCCAGGTACTTTTTAAACAGTTTGCCGATGGTTTTAACTGGGTATTTCGTCAACTCATCTACCGATAACAATCTGTCGCCGGATGATCTCCAGAAAGCATGTGCATCGATCTGCCAGCGTGACCGGCTGTATGATTCCTTATCCTTTACCACCCGCTCGTCGGCATATGCTTTACTGTTGTCGCTCGGTAATTTCCGAAACAGGAGGATGTATTCAGGGCATCCTACGCCCATCTTGGACCCGTCTTTGCATTGCTCTGTCCATCCCAGGCGATATGTCTGGTTGTTCTCCCTGACAACGTCTGTAACGACCGTAATCATGCCGATGTAGATGAAACCATGCTGCCGGTAATGATTGATACAGGTGACATGGAAAGGATCAACAGACGGCATCCCGTAGCCGGTGACGTTGCCGAATTGTATCCGGTCTTTTACGTGGCAAGCGAACACCCGGCCAGGTTTCAACACCCGTAACAATTCAGGCGTAAGAAAATCCATCTGTTCGAAAAACGTATCGTTATCAGTGTTGTGCCCGAAATCGTTATAGCTCGGGCTGTATTCGTAATGGTTCGAGAATGGGATAGAGGTATGGATCAACCCGACGCTATTTTCTGCCATTCGTCGCGTCTCGTTTACGCAGTCGTTATTTACGGCTGTGTAGTTTTTCCCGCTTACCTCTACCCTTTCGCAGCCTAATGACCTCAACATCTCGTTGGCCATTTGCAGCACGGACAGGCCGTGTTTTTTGATAATGTCGCTCATTTTCTCCACCATTATGTCGTGTAGTCTCCACTTCTCTTGAAGGATTTGGAGCACCCGCTTTTCCGTATCTGTGTAGATGATATGGATGTGGCACTCTTTGCCCTGAAGAAAGCGATGAATGCGTTTTATGCTCTGGATGAAATCGTTAAATTTGAACCCGATACCGAGATAGATAGCGTTGTGACAATGGTATTGCAGGTTACAACCTGACCCGGAAAGAATCGGCTTAGTGGCAAGGTCTTTTATCCTTCCTTCAGAAAAGTCTATGATCCGTTGCTCCCGCTCTTCAAGATCGAGCGAGCCATACACCTCCTTGCAGGTCGGGATTGCTTTCTTGATTGCGTGCCGCTCTGCTTCCTGGTCGTGCCAAATTATGTAATTGTTATCAGGATCAGCGTTGCGGATTTCCAGCATCTTCTCGATTCTCGCGTCCAGACTGCGCCGTTTCTCCCGGCTGGCATCCTGAAGAGATAACCCGGCATCATTGAACATATTCATTTGCCCGTTGCGCTCTTTGCGGAAACTCAAATCAGTCTCCACCTCATGATAATGGATATGCAGCTTTGGCAGACTGTATCCTTCATCGCTGTATCCAAGGTCGGATGGACGTTGCAGGAAGACGGCCCATGAATTGACCCAATACCAGAACTCTTGCTCTTTGTGCGGGTATAGCGTCAGGTTTCCGGCCTTCTGGCTGTCCCGTTGAAAGAACCGCGTGAGAGCTTGCCCTGTGTCCATTATTCCCAGGAAACCGGCGTAATGGATCAGTTCCTTGTGCCGATTAGGAGATGGCGTGGCAGTGGCAACAAAGCGATATTTCACGCCCCCGAACAGTGTCAGAAACTCCTGATATGTTTTGCTGCCGAATGACCTTAAAACACTGGCCTCGTCGAGAGATACAGCCGTGAATTGATTCGGGTCGAGTCTGCCGTCTCTGATGCTCTCGTAATTTGTTATGTATAGACCGTCGCCGGCAAGATCGGCTGTCCATCGTACAAATGTTGTCTCCATCCCCAACAGGCCAGCGTCCCGCTTGAACTCCTGCCGGACACCGAGCGGGGCCACTATCAGAAGTTTTCCGCCTTCCCGGTTGCCGATCTGCCGCATGGTCTCAAGTTGCATAAGCGACTTGCCCAGTCCGAACGCGGCGAATATTGCCCGCCGGCCACCAGATACAGCCCACTTGACGATATAACGCTGATGTGGAAATAGTATCGGGCTGATATCGCTGTCATCGATCTCGAATCCTGACCTCGAATCGAGGATGATCTTATTCCGCAAAAATTCTTGATAATCCATCACAGCACCCGCTCCCCGCTAAACCCAGCCAGATACATCGACGTGGCATAATTGTACGCCTGTAACTCGTCGACTTCAGTCGGACTCATCCGGGCGATCCGGTTCTTCCTGGCGACTGCGGCCCGGACGTGTGCATCGTTCAGGTCGTTTTCTGCCTCTTCGCGCTTCTTCTTCACGTAGCTTTCTAGCTGGGCATAGCCTTTCATTTTGTGCGGCATATTGGCACCTTACCGTGACTTATTGAGGTTGTTTATCACTGATTTTTTCGTTTCAACCAGCTTCCGAAACTCGTCCATTCTCGTGTCAATCATGGAAAACACAACCCCGGCATCTTTACGGAATATCCGGTACGTGTAGAGCCGTTTACCTTCGGGAAATCCGGCACAGAATGAGACGAAATCAATCCATTCCCGCCCGGTCTGTTGCAGGTTGAAGAACAGTTGCCACTTGTACGATGGATCGAATGTGCCCCGCTCTACGTTGCTGTAATGGACTGTCGGGATGACACTCTTAATCTCAATAACCCCGTCATCATCTACCAACCCGTCCGGGCTTACACCGATATCGCCATTCTCGAAAAACCCGCCATTGGAAACCGTACAGAAGAATTCGTCTTCGTACAGCGCCCTGGCAATCGGCTCCTGTTCATGGCCCCGCTGCATGTGCTCGTTGGTGTATCCGTTCTCTTGCCGTATCCCGGTGATCTGCTCTATTGCGATCTGCACAGCCAGGTCGTGCGCCGGGCTGCCGAATGCCTTGCCGAAATTCGACATGATCTTTCCGATTGACGATCCGCCGACCTTGCCGACACGCATGTCAAGCCATTCATCCGTATTCTGTTCGATATCGTGGAAAATCATGCTTCAACCTTTTCCGCTTCGGCCTTGATTAATTCCTTATTCGCATCGGAGATATCCATCTTCTTCAATATCTCTTCGAAGCCACCCGTCTTGCGATATCTTGCCACCGCTACAGCCCACCGCGGATGTGACGGGGTAAGCTCTTCCCGGCGTATATTTGGCCGCTCTGTGCTGATCCGCAACCCCTCTACCGTGTCCCTGCCGAACCGTACTGAATGATCGACGTAGATCATCACTGATATGTCGTTCCAGTCCTCAACGTATGGACTGCCGGTCAATGCTTTCATCGTGCGGCTGTTCGTCGCGTTCAGGATCATCGGCTTCAGTTCCTCGCCTGGCCGCAACTCTTTTTCCCTGAAGAAAGCCGTGTTGAAAACGTCCTTCGTCTTTTTGGTTTTATCCGGTTCTTGCCGAACGTGGGATATCGTTAAAATCGTCGGCTCGACTATGTCCTGACTTGACAGGTACGGGCTGTCGAATACTGATCTGTAGTGATGCTTTCCTTCCATTATTTCCTCCGTTGCAGCCTGTCGGCCACCTCTGCGATTGTCCTGGCAACGAGGTCAATCTCGCGGCCATAGCGTGATTCAAATAGCGACTTATTCGCATGTATCGAGTCGTTCTGTAATGTGTGCAGCCGTGGCGCAAGCGGGATACACAAGAAGTCACTCACTTTACCGGCCCCGTTGTGAAAGCATTTCGGATGATGAGCGATGGCCGGTTCGCCGGTTACTATGCAGCCCATTTCGGTGATCATTTTGATGTATTGTTTTCCGGTCATTTTTCCTCTCGCATTCTGATATCAAGCAACCCATCACGCGGCGGCAACGGAAATCGAATTTGATGGTTACGTGCAAAGGTTATTTCCTCGTCCAGCAATTCCATCATGTTCTGTTTCGTCGCGTGCTTTATCGACACTCCGCCGATAACGAGTTTTCTGATTGCCGGATATTGCTCTGGACAGTGTTGTTTCACCGTCCGCATGTTATCGACAACCCCGTCAAACTCAGGATGGTTCTCGATATCGTTGATGTAGATATTCAGCAAAAAGCGCTCTTTGAAATACTGATGCTGCTCATCCTTGGTATTGCCTAAATCGGCCCCGATAATCCCGCACAGAACGAAATGATACGCCCGTTGAGCATCGGTAATCGACTCATCGACGTTCTTGACAACGACCTGTGTTTCTCCGTGCTGGTCGAAGTGTGCGCGGACTACCCGGAGCACCACGTCAAGATCGTCGAGAGTATGGACAACTACCGTCTTCATTCCTGCTCGCCTTCCGGTGCTTTCCAGTCCCACCTTTGCTTGATTTCGTATCGTTCCATGAGTTTCCAGACCACGTCCTCTATTTTAACCTCGACGCCTTCTTTCATATTCTCATCGATATAGTCCGCTATTTCTGCGATCTGATCGAACCGTTCAGCATCTTTATGATCCACAAACCATTTTTCCGGGTCCGACTCGCAGAACCATACTGACTTGCACGTTGCCATATTCTTCTCCTTTATTGATTTCCAAACTCAGCGATCAGAATGCTATCCGCCCGCCCGTTATCTTTCTTCCGCCCCAGCATATCCGCAACTTCAGGATGCCGTTGAATAGCCAGCGTCCGGCTCGCATCCTTGCCCTTCCCGGTCAATCCGGCCCTCCGCTTCCATGCCGCTGGCGTGATCCACCGAACTGGGATTTGCAGCGCCCCGCAGACGCCCAGGACAACCCCTAGGCTTTCGCCGAAATGGAACATGCTGGTAACCCCCTGCTCCGACATTGCAGAAACAGCCTCCAGATACAGCACACGGCGCGGGGGTGTGATATCGAGGATGATAGATGACAGAGCCGCTGCATCAACCTGCTGTCCTTTGCCGTGCAATCTGGCCATTGTCGGCATGTCGTGGAGAGCGATTACACGCCCGTTTCTGATTGCCGCTATCGCCCCGGATTGCCCAGGGTCAACTCCTATGATTGTCTCTTCCATTTCATCTCCTTAATGTTTAAATTTCCCCGGTGTCAGCCGATGGTGATGCATCGGTGCCGCTGATTGGCCGGGTCTGACCCTCCGGGCAATTTCGATATGGGACGTATCAGTTTTCTCCAGGCACATGGAGCAGGAGGAACGCCAGCATTAACAGGGGATTTGCTATGTAGATCATCGCTGGCTCGCATTGCCCGGTGGCGATCCCCTGTCTTGATTTATTCTTTTATCTCAACCTTCTCGATCCATTCTGGATGCCATGTCCACTCGCCTCTTTTTGTCTTGCCACACAGTTCCCACATTTCGTGGTTAAATGGGATTTCTGAACCTTTTAACCATGTGTACCTGGTTGGCTTGTACCCATGATCAACCAACCACTGCATCATCCGCACAGGATCGAGGATTCGTTCCTCGTAGCGGGGCAGGGGCTTGATCTCATCACACACTAACGATCCTATACTCCCGTCTCTCCACGCATCCTTGCTCTGGCACACAGGGAGGCCGTTTATATTTAAATACAGAAAAACCTTTTCCATCCATTCTCCGTCCGTGTAAAATCCTCTCGCCAGCACCAAATCTCCCGTCTTGAACTCGCACATATCACTCACCCCTCAATCCATAATGTCTTCGCACCTTGCGCCAATACTCAGCGTCCAGTTTCCGTAATTGCTCGCGGAACGTGCCTGATTCAATCCGCTCCTTCTCTTCCCGTTCCTGCTGCAACACCTTGTCAGATTTGCGGTCGGGATGGTAATTGTCTGCCTGTTTCTTGGAGTTTTGCCACGCCTTCCATCCCTCACCCTTGCGGTGGTAGTACATGCGAATCTGTAGCCGAGCGGCTTGCTCCGTCTTGCATGTTCGCTGGAAATACGTCTCAGCGCATTCGTCGCAGCAGAAATAGAGCGCCCGCCGTTCGTAACGATTCTCGCACCAAAACGTCTTCTTGCCGCCACAGCCGCCGCATGTCTTTTCAACATCTTTCGGATACGTTCCTCCCTGGCTCATTCCCAACTCCCATCAAGGTCAAGTTCGTGATCAGGCTCCAGCGATGTCTGCCCGGACAGGCAGATAATCGCGCATTCTCCTTCGTCCACCATGTGCTCCGGGTGCGGATCGAAGGTGCAGCCGTTTTCCGTGTCGAAATGGACGCAACCGCCGCAATCGTCCCATGTGTAGATGGGTGTGCCGATCCTCATTTCGCTCCCCCTACGATATTGAAAGCGGCTCTATTGCAAACCCATCCTTTACTACCTTTTCAGACAACTCAGTGTTGAGATGCCTACGCAACTCCAGTTCGTCACGCCCCCAATATGTGCCCAGAAGTTGAGCTTTATGAACAACCCGATAAAATTGTCCCCCTGAACGGTCTTTTGCTTTTGCGGCATAGAAGGAAAGCAACTGCTTTACCTTGTCATCATTTCGATATTCTTTTTTCATTTCTATTCTCCAGTTTGTTATTTAAACTCAGCCATCCCCCACACCAGTCCCCACACGATCAGCAGCCATACCGCTACCGTGGCGCATGAGGTCAGGCGGTCGAGGTTGGCGATGAACAGTTCGAATAGCCATGTTCGGAAAAATCTCGGCGTGTGCATCATAGACAGCCCTCAGCTTCTTTGCGGGTGATAAAAAAGTGAATACCAGGGGCACATTCCTCCCACCTATTTTCACAAAAATTGTCCACAGAAACCTCTTTCCCTACTTTGTAAATAAAATTTGAGGAATATGATGAGACAGCAGTTTCGTATTGTTTCTTCCCATCATCAATAGCCTTCACAATAGCCTTGTCACACCGACATTTTCTTGAAGTTGATGAAGATCGTTTTGCATCTTCCGGAATAAGTAGTGTGACTATTCTGTTGTCCTGGCACTTTTTGAATGCTGTGAATTGCCCAATTTCTGGGCATTGAAGAAAGATATTATTGGCACCCCTGAGATTGGCACCCCTGATATCGGCATCCATGAGATTGGAACCCATGAGATTGGAACCCATGAGATTGGCCCCCCTGAGATTGGCCCCCATGAGACTGGCACCACTGAGATTGGAACCCATGAGACTGGCCCCCATGAGATTGGCATCCATGAGATTGGCATCCATGAGATTGGCACCCCTGAGATTGGCATCCCTGAGATTGGAACCCATGAGATTGGCACCCCTGAGATTGGCATCCCTGAGATTGGAACCCATGAGATTGGCATCCCTGAGATTGGAACCCATGAGATTGGCACCACTGAGATTGGCACCCCTGAGATTGGCACCACTGAGCTTGGAACCAATGAGATTGGCCCCCATGAGATCGGAACCCCTGAGATCGGAACCCCTGAGATTGGCACCAATGAGATCGGCACCAATGAGATTGGCACCCCTGAGATTGGCATGGATGCTAGCTGCACCAACCACAGCCTCTTTCAAACTATTGGCCTCGCATTCAAACAACAGCGAGCCAAAGATTGATTTAATTTCGATTTTCATTCCGCACCTCCAGTTTGTTATGGTTCAATTCGATTTCCCGAATCTGCTCCACCGTCTCGCCGTCCAGAATTTCCGGCAGCGATGTCCACCGGCAGACGAGGATCAGCGCCACGGTCAGGATTGCCGCCATTAGCAGTACAACCAGGTCTTTATTCATCTCTTCCCCCTTCTGATTTCTTCAATCGACGGCATTGACGTTGCATCTCCGCGCCGTCTCCGGTCCCGTGGTAATTTCGCCGCCAACGCCTCGCGTTCGAGCAGCAGGTCGCGGATTATCCGGTCGAGACCGGCTATTGTGCGGCGTACTGACATTACATCGACTGAGAGCTGGTCGGGCATGGTCGTTACATCAGCATGTCTGCGGTCTGCGGATGAGAAGACATGGACTCAAAAACAGAGTTTTGAGCTATCCATCTGCAAGCCTCGGCAACAGTGAACTCATGATTGAATTCAAATGCAGGAGCGAGATAGAGCCTCTTCATCTCCATATCTTTTTTCTTGGCTATGGCTTTGTCGATATTGTCTTGCTGTACATCATCGATATACGCGTCTAACTGTTCTTTGTTTGCCAGATCGAACCGGATATAAATGAACTCACCGTCGCCCTGATCGTCTGTAGTGCGGTTGGTAATTGTCGCCGGAACATCCATTCCGGGGAGATGTAGCTGTGCTACAAGATTGCCCGACTGGTCGGCCATCTTCCCCTTCAATACCGTCTTTATCTGCTTCAATAGCCCTTTTGCGGCAAGTGCCTGTGCGTACTCGCTGACCATTTCCGGGTATGACTGGGTAAGTGTGTCGTACACCTGTCGCGGCCTCGTCTGCCCTGCATTCTCTAGTTGGTCGTCAATGATGGAATTGATTGTTTCGTTCAGTGTCGTTTTCATGCTGCGGCCCTCTGGTGGTAGAGTTGTTGGATTGAGGTCAGAAACAGCACCGCCTCATCAATGCCGACAAATCCCCTCAGTAGATAGTCCGGGGTTCGGCTGAATAGATCGTCAGGGGAGATTGAACAGGATGTCAGCGCCTTAATAGGATCAACGATGTGAGTCATGATCGGCTCAAGGTATTTGTACTCTTGATGGTGCTGTTCTTTAGTACGTGGTTGCAGCGGTTGGCCGTTGCGGTCGATGTCAAGTGCGGGATCGAAGGTGGGATAGTCCGGCTCGGGTTCTGGCTCGGGATGCTGTGGTGGTGATGTGCCCGGCGTCATGCGCGGGGATGTTGGGTCGGATTGAGTTGTGTAGGTTGGGGCTGAATTATGTTGGCAGTCTGCCATTTTAGCCGGACGCCATCCGTCTTCCTTGGTTCTCACTCTATCTTGCAGTGCATCAACACTCACCCGATCCCCCGGCGCCGCTGTCTCGTTGATCTGGTCGGCAAGCTCCCGGCAGACGGTACGCATCGGCGCGTTTGCTTGTACTTCGATCTGCTTGACGATGTGCGTCAACGTTTCATTGCAGAGAGCACACTTGCTCTTTGCCTCAATCGGCAGCAGGGCGATAAGCTCCCGCACCTGATCAACTACGTCTTGTTTCACCCGGCTCATTTGTGCCTCACTAATTTGTATGACTGTTTGTTGATTGTGTACACCTACACGGTTTTAAATAAAAAAATACTCGGGCGCGACGTGAAAAGTTTTGCAAATTTTACTTATTGCTTCAACCTGCGGCATGCAAATCCCCTCTTCCCATTGGTGGACTCGCTGACGGCTGGTACCGATTTGCTTTGCAAATTCGTATTGAGTCAGCCCGAGCTGTTCTCTCAACTCGGTTATTCTTTTCCGTTCAAAGTCTGTTCCTTTCATGTGGTCATTCCTCCTTTTCGTCTATGTATACATACACGGATTTCATGTGTCAATAATAAATATGTACGCGAGCTATTTTTTTATGTATACTCAAGAATAATAGGAGGAAAAAAGATGGAGACAAACAGCGTGACGCTTCGTAATGCCCTGCATTTGATGAAGAATATCCACAATGTAAAGTATTCGTACATAACCCAGGCGAGCGGGGTACATAATATTGGCAGAATTGCAGATGGCCAGATTACGCCAACCGCAGATAGCTGGGAAAAATTGAGAGCCGCGTTTCCTGATTACATCCCGGAGGTAGAATACATCGACGATCACGGAAGACTCTTTAAGTTGTCGGCAAGTGATCTCAGTGATTTTGATCTGATTCCAAAATACAAGGCGCGGCTGTCTGGTGGCCATGGATCATTCGAAGATAGCGATCAGATAGAGGCTAATTTCGCATTCAGGAAAGCATGGGTCAGGCGCAAAGCGTCGAACAAGCTCGCGCTATTCGAGGTCGTAGGCGATAGCATGCACCCTTTCATTTCTGATGGCGATGTTGTTCTGGTAGATTTGAACGAGAATGATCCGGCCATGATCGTTGATGGCAAGGCGTACGCAATCCGTGAAGATCATACGGTGAAGGTTAAGCGACTTGTCCGGCAAGGCGGGTCATTGATAATAAGGTCTCAAAACAGGCAAGAGTACCCAGACTATGAAGCGGCTGACGATTTTCACCTGATAGGCAGGGTTATATGGGTCGGCCATGAGGTCAAATGATAGTAGAGAGGTGAATCATGAGAGTGTCGCTCGTCGCAATATTCCTATTGTCGCTGTCGCTGTCCGGCTGTGCATCAAAATGGACTCTTGAAGGAGCTGGCCCGTACCCGGACAACTACAAAGAGGTTGTCGCCGCACACGTCAAACAGAACTATTTTGACCCCTACAGTTTGCGTGATGTGCAGATATCCGAGCCAACCCCCGGAGTGTTCGGTATGCTCCAGGGGTACTGGGTCTGCTTCCAGTGCAATGCCAAGAACCGGATGGGAGGATATATCGGCATGTCGCGTACTGGATACCTGATCGACCGGGATCATGTGAAGTTCACCCTGAATAATGACAGCCGGTGCTATCGACAGGCCCCTTACAACGTCCTGTATGCCTGGTCGGAGATGGAAGGGAAGTGATCCATGTCCGTCCACCAAACCCCGGACGGGAGATGGTTCGTCCGCTTCCAGAAAGGGAAAATCCCCGGCGAGCCGAACAAGACCAGGGAATACTTCGGACGCGGGCCGGATGCAGAGAACCGCGCCCGCGCCAGGAATCAAGAACTCGGTCTCGGCAGGATCGCCGCGGTATCCGGCAAGGTGTTTCGCGACTTGGCTCTGTATTATCTGGAGAGCCGTTTGGACAAGATGGAAGAAAGGTCAGTATCAACAGCCCATTCCCACGCCACCGTCCACCTGATACCCTATTTTGCCGATACCGATGTGCTGTCCATCACCGAGGACATGCTCGACGGGTATGTGGCGAGACGCAGAAAAGCGGAATGGCGAGACGGAGCCGGACAAGGCAAAATCCACATCGGGGTATCAAGGTCGACGATCAAGCGGGAACTGACCACCATGCAAGCAATCCTCAATTTCGCCGTCAAGCGCAAGGTCATCCTGTACAACCCCGTTGCTCATTACGACATGCCGAAGCAGGATGACGCCGTCATCGCCCCCGCCACACAGGAAGAGGTCATGGCAATTCTCC